AAATCCTAAAGCAGCTTACATTAAGATGGTGATGGATAAAGCCGACCCATCAACTATGCACGATGATCCAGGTGATATAAGAATAGATCATGACTATTATTTAGAAGAAAGTCATACAGATGAAAAAATAGCAGATCCTGGAGCAACTTTAGGCCCGGGCCCAAAAGCAGGTCCTGATGGAGTTACTGATAATGCATACACAAAACAATTTAAGTATAAATTAGTTCCCAAAAATAAAGATGGAACTTATGTACAAAAGGGCTCAGGAATGATAGTTAAAAAATTATTTTAATACGTATAACTATATGTTAGTAACTGAGCAAGAAGATAAACTTGAAAAATTTCAAGAAGACCGAATAAAAGCTTTTGACAAGATTGAAGAAAGATTAAAAAGCTTAATTAAGCCATTAAGACAGGCAAAAATTGAAACAATAAAATATTATAGGGATAAAGAACCTAAAAGTTATTCTGTAGTATATGGCACAGATTTAATTAACGATTATATAAACGATATAGAAACATTATTAAAATAAGATTGATATGAATAAGTCATCAGACCAAATTTTTGAGAACGTAAAAAACACCCTACTTAAGGAAGAATTAGGTGGTGTAGTTTCATTACAACCCTTAGTAAAATTAACATCAGAAGATTTCAACCCAAATAAACAAGCTTGGGAAAGTAAATTTGAAAACTTTTTAGCAGAAAACGGCTCATTAGAACCAATTGTAAATACTGAAATAAAGTATAATACAAAAGAGGGCGATGAAAAAATTAAAAGTAAAGATACAAAATTTGAAATGGACAATAAATTAGCGGGTTCATATAAAGTATCTAATGAAGTTGAAAATATTGCATCCCACAATTATGATTATTCACCTTCTGTGGATAATGTTAATAATGTAAATGCACAAGAAGTACTCACTGGTATCCAATGTGAGATTAATTATAATAAGGAATTAACTTTAGATGAAGCTAAAGAATTAGCAGTTAAAAATTTATCTAAAGATCCTTTACATTATGTAAAAGAAGGTCAGTTTGGTGTTAAAGGTTTAGGTTATTCTGAGGCAATGTTAAATACTAAGGAAAATGATGGTGAAACTTATGGTGGAAGTGGTTTTAGTGAAAAATTAAAAGATAGTGATAATGCTATGAAAGTAGTTAAGGAAGATAAAGAATGTTGTTCAAAAGAACAAATTAATGAAGTATTTGGACAAGTAGTAACAACAGGTAATCCAAATTCATTAGCAGCTATGTCAGGTGAGGTAATTAGAAACATGATGGCTGAAAAAGAAGAAAAAGATTTACCAATGGATGAAGCGGAAGATGAAGGAACTGCTGTATCATATTCTGATACTTATGCTACTATGGAAGCTGAAAAAAGACCTGATTATGCAGATGTAGATGGTGATGGAGATGAAAAAGAATCAATGGAAAAAGCTTTGAAAGATAAAAAGAAAAAACCTAAAAAAGAATCAATTGATTCTAAATTATCTGAAATAGGAAAAGCAGGTGATATTACAAAAATGGAAGCTCAATTAGAATTTTTAAATAATCATATCGATGAAAAAATTAATAGAGTAAGTTCAATATCTGAAGATGAAAATTTATCTGAATTAATTGATAAGAAAAAAATGAAAGACATGCAAAGAGAAATTAAGCTTTTAGAAAAAAGAAAAGGCAAGATGGAAAAAATGTATGAAAAAATGTGTGGTAAAAAATACAAAAGATCTGAAATGGTAGATGAAATGAATGATCAAAGCGTATTTGACTTTGCAAACCCAACAGGAGGAGAAACTCTTGATCCATACCCAAGAAAAGTAGGCCAGGCAACGGGTAAAAGTTATTTAAACAGACCATCAGGACCTGCTAAAAATCCTAAATAATGAGTAAAAAACTCTTAATAGAAACTCATACTATTAAGATTTCCCCTTCTCAATTAACTGAAAACGTTAATGCAGATAATGGAAATTTAATGGTAGAGGGTATTTTAGCTACGGCTGAAGTAAAAAATGGTAATGGTCGTTATTATTCAAAAGCTTTATGGAATAGAGAAATGGACAAATATAATGAACTTATTGAACAAAGACGTTCAATGGGGGAACTAGACCATCCAGAATCTACTGTTATAAATTTAAAAAATGTATCACATTTAATTACTGAGTATTTTTGGGATAAAGATAATGTAATTGGTAAAATAGAAGTATTACCAACTCCCTCAGGTAATATATTAAAAGAACTTATTAAGAATGGTATTACAGTAGGTGTATCATCTCGTGGTATGGGTTCTTTAGAGGATAAAGGTGGTGTAATGGAAGTACAAGATGACTTCGAATTATTATGTTGGGATTTTGTTTCAACACCCTCAAATCCAGGTTCTTATATGCATACCTTAAATGAAGGTAAAAATGCAGTTACATATGATTATACTAATGTAAATAAAGTAATACACGAAATCCTTTGTTCTAAAGGAAATTGTACTATTTTTTAATTTTTTCGAAATAAACATATACGTATAACCGTAATACACCATTTTTTATATGGTGTTAAATAAAAAAATATTTCCTATTACGATTCTTAATAATCGTATTTCACAAAAAAAATTTTGAGATTATGTCTAACAACAGAGATTTGTTAAAAGAAGCAATTGCTGATGCTAAAGCCGTTAAGGAAACAGCTATCGCAAATGCTAAACTCGCTCTTGAGGAAGCTTTCACTCCACATTTAAAATCAATGCTTTCAGCAAAATTAGAAGAAATGGACAAAGAAGACGTCGACGAAGGATACGGTAAAAAGTATGAAGAAGACGACGTTAAAGAAGAAATGGATTCTAAAGATGATATGAAAGAAGAGAAAGAAGATATGGATGAAGCTAAAGAAGAGCTTGATGAAATTAACCTTGATGAATTGTTAGCCGAACTTGATGAAGAAATGTCAGATTCCGAAAAAGAAAAAGTCGACAGAGAAGTTGATGCTGTCAGAGATGATTTAGACCAAATATCTAAACTAGCTAAAGATGCTGGTGAAGATGCTAAAGATATCAAAGACAAAATTGATGAAACTGAAGATAAAGAGGACGTCAAAGAAGATGCCAGAACAGATGCCGAAGAAGAAGGCTACAAAGATGGTATGAAGGACGAAAAGGAAGATATGGATGACGAAGATATCGATCTAGAAGATATGTCTGAAGATGACCTGAAAGGGTTTATCGAAGATGTTATTAAAGATATGGTATCAGATGGAACTATCGAAGCAGGCGGAGAATTCGAAGAGGAAGATATGGAAATGATGGATGTGGAAGATGTTGAAGATGTGGATGTTGATATAGAAATCGACGAAGCAAAAGACATGGACAAAGGCGAAAAAGGTGTTGGAAACGAGGATGGAGACAGAGATGACTCTAGAATTGAAAAAGAGACCGAAAAAATGAGATTCAAAGAAGCAATGGATGAAATCCAGGAGCTTAAAAAAGAATTGAATGAAGTAAACCTTTTAAATGCTAAACTACTTTACACAAACAAAATTTTCAAATCTAAAAATTTATCTGAAGGTAAAAAAGTCAAAGTGCTTAAGGCATTTGACAAAGCGTCTTCAGTAAAAGAAGCTAAAGTTATTTTTGAAACATTAAACGAAGGTTTAATATCAAAATCAGCAGTTAAGACAAGACCACAAGGTAGTGCTTCTAAAGCTACTGGAACAATAACTGAAGCTAAAAAACAACCAATAATTGAATCAAACGATGTTTACAACAGAATGCGTAAACTAGCTGGTTTAATTTAAAAAAATCAATTAATAACCCTAAAAACAGAAAACAATGAGTTTAAATTCTCTTTTAGAAAGTGCAAACCCTTACCAATCACTACAGAGTGATGCTGCTAAATTAGCTGGTAAATGGGAAAAAACAGGTTTATTAGAAGGTTTAGGAGGTTCCCACAAAAATAATATGGGAATTATTCTTGAAAACCAAGCTAAACAACTTGTAGTTGAGCAAAGCTCAACAGGTGGAGGTGCGTCTTCTACTGGTACATTTCAGTCACAAACAGGTGTGAATGTAGGTGGTCAGTGGGCAGGTGTTGCTTTACCATTGGTACGTAAAGTTTTTGGACAGATAGCTGCCCAAGAATTCGTATCAGTACAACCAATGAACTTACCTTCAGGACTAGTGTTTTATCTAGATTTCCAATATGGAAGTGCTAAAACACCTTTCGGTGCTGGTGGTTCATTATATGGTAACAAAGATGCTAACAATAATCCATTTGGTAACACAAATGAAGGTGGATTATACGGTTCAGGTAGATTTGGTTACTCAATTCAAAATACTCAATCAAAAGTAACTTTAGTTGCGGGAGATTGGGCTACTGCGACTTGGGACCAATTAAACTTTAACAGTACATATTCAGCTTCTTCTGCAGCAAGTCATTTTTATGCTATTGCAGTACCAACTTCTTCATTAGCTTTTGCTGATGTACAAGGAGTTAAAGGATTTAACGTCTTTACTGGTTCATTAACAGCTGCTGTAATTACAGGATCTGATGGAACAGTACCAGGTGTTCAATTATCTGAATTTACTGCATATTCACAAGGTGGTGACATTACATTTGTTGCTACTAAATCGGCCTTTGCTACTAATGGTACTGGTTCAATTTGGGTGAATTACCAACTTCAACCAACTGATAAATTCAGAGGTGATTTCGAAGCTGGAAATGCAAAACCAAATTCTTACAATAACAGTGATGACTGTTGCCCAGAGCAAGTTATTCCAGAAATCAACATTCAGATGCAATCATCTGCAATCGTTGCTAAAACTAGAAAACTTAAAGCTGTATGGACTCCAGAATTTGCTCAAGATCTTAACGCTTACCACGCTCTAGATGCTGAAGCTGAATTAACTTCAATCTTAAGTGAGTATATTTCATTAGAAATAGACTTAGAAATCTTAAGTATGTTAATTGAGTCTGCTGCTGCTGGAACAGAAAACTGGTCAGCTGTAAACAACCAGTCAGTTACTGGAACTGGTGCTAACATAGCATTAGGAGATCTTGGATTTTATAATTCACAAGGACAATGGTTCCAAACATTAGGAACTAAAATCCAAAAACTAAGTAATATTATTCACCAGAAAACACTGAGAGGTGGAGCTAACTTTATGGTAGTTTCTCCAACAGTTGCAACTATTCTAGAATCAATTCCAGGATTTGCTGCTAATTCTGATGGTGATGCTGCTAAAATGACATATGCATTTGGTGTACAAAAAGTTGGTGCTCTAAATGACCGTCAGAAAGTTTACAAAAATCCTTATATGACTGCTAACCAAATCCTTTTAGGATATAGAGGTTCTCAGTTCTTAGAAAGTGGTGCTGTATTTGCTCCATATATTCCGTTAATCATGACTCCACTAGTATACGATCCAGATACGTTCGTACCTAGAAAAGGTCTATTAACTAGATATGCTAAGAAAATGGTAAGACCAGAATTTTATGGTTTAATCAACGTAGCAGGATTAAATACTTTATAGTAGTATTTACTTTTCTTAATAAAATAACCCGGCTTTTTGCCGGGTTTTTTTATCCTTATCTCCTTATATTTATATTTAATTTTATATGTATATTTACGTATTTACTCAATTTAATAATAATAGTAATATTACCCCCTGAAGATAATTATATTCCAAGAAAATACATAAAATATTTTTAATTAATATTTATAATTATAACAATTCATTTCATATTTATAATAAAAAAGAATTATGGCATTGTGTACTACAACAGGTTCATTAGATGTTTTTATACGTGAAAGCATAACTTTACCAAATGGCAATGAAGAAGTTGCTACAAATAATATAAAAATAGCTAATGTAAACCAATTAGTAAGAAGAATAGATACAATATCTGCAAATTGGGAGGGAACAGGAGTTGAAATTTTAAGATTTGTTGATAATGAAGCTTCTCAAGTAGCTGGTTCATTTGTAAGAGATACTGTTAAATATTTAAGATTTACCAATTTAGATTGTACTAATTACGTATCTATTTATTTAATCCAAGATAGCCCAGATGCTCAATCTCCTAATACAGGTAATGTGGGATCAGGAGATGAAGGTGTATTTAGGTTAGATGCAGGAAAATCAATGATGTTATCTAATGCTCAATTTGAAAGTAGTAATTATTATGATTATGTAGTAGATGGGTATGTTGATATACAGTATTATTCATCATTTTCATCGCTTTATAGTATAAAAGCAAAAGCAAATAACGCAGACGTTAGAATAGAGTATCTTGTAGGCTCTTCTTAATATTTATAATAAAATTAAATTAAATAAAAATGGCATTAACATTTAGAACAGGTTCCGGAGGGAAAGGATCAGCTTTAACAATAGACGAATTAGATAATAATTTTAGATTTTTTACTGGGTCACACGATGTATCTGGATCATTTACAGTTTCGGGTAGTGTAACAATAACAGGCTCTTTAGTTATAAGTGCTAGTGGTGATAGTTCAATTAGATGGGAAAATTTATCCACATCAGAACCTTTAGTAACTGGTTCACTTTGGATATCAGGTAGTGGGGATGGATCCGCAAGTGGTTCTGGATATTTAATGATATTTAACCCATAATAAAAAGTAAATAAAATAAAAATTTAAGGCCTCAATTTGAGGTCTTTTTTTTCATATTTATAATAAAACTAGATTCTTATGAATATTCCAATTTATGATGGTAATCCCTTATGGAATCCAAATGCCACTGCTTTTGGCTTTTACAATAATGATATTGAATTTCAAGTTGATTGTTTAAAAGTAGCTAAATTTATAACTACAAGATTAGGGTACCCATTAATGGATGTTGAACTCCAATCAGGTTCTATTTATACTGCATTCGAAGAAGCTATAACTACTTATGGAAATGAGTTATATGCTTATCTTATTAGAGAAAATATACTAGATCTTACAGGTTTACCATATGCTGAATTAGATTTAAGTGAAACAATTATTTCACCAAATTTTGAAACTATAGTTAGAATGTCAGAACAATATGGTGAAGAAGCAGGTGTAGGAGGAAACGTTACTTGGTATAAAGGAAGTATACCCTTAACTTCTAGCGTTCAGGATTATGATTTAAAAGTATGGGCAAAAGATCAGGGTATAACGGGTAGTATAGAAATAAAAAGAGTATTTTATCAAACACCCGTTCCAGCATCAGCTAGGTATTTAGATCCTTTTGATGGGTTTGGTTTTGGTGGTGTTGCTGCAGCAGGTTTAATGGGACTAGGTGGATTTGGAGGAGCAGGTGGTTATTTAATGATGCCACTTAATTATGATATGCAAGTTATTCAAGCTATTGAATTAAATGAAATGGTTAGATTATCTAATTACAGTTTTGAAATACATAACAATGTAATTAGAATATTCCCAATACCAGGACCTTACGAAGTAAGTGGAGTAGGTGAGGATGAAGAAGATAATGGTTTTCACTGTGGAAATTTATGGTTTGAGTATATTAAAAGAAATGATAGAATAAGTAGCAGTATTCAATGTGCAGAAGGTTTAATTAGTAATGTTTCAAATATTCCTTATCAAAACCCTACTTATGCATTAATTAACTCAGTAGGTAGACAATGGATTTTTGAATATACATTAGCATTATGTAAAGAAATTTTAGGGTATGTTAGGGGTAAATATAGTACAGTACCTATTCCTAATGCTGATATGACATTAAATCAAGCTGATCTTTTAGCAGCAGCAACTGCTGAAAAAACAGCTTTATTAGAAAGATTAAGAGCATATTTTGATGAAACTTCAAGAGCTAAATTGTTAGAAAGAAAAGTTTTAGAAGCAGATGCAGTACTAAAAGAATTAGATCAAGTACCACGTGTAATTTATATAGGATAATATGGCAATGTTCGCAAGACAGAGAGATGTTTCTCTGGTAAGACATTTAAATAGAGAAGTTATGGGTAATGTTATTACTCAACAATGTGCTATCTATCAATTTAAATTAGAAGAAACCAAAGTAAATATTTATGGAGAAGCTGCTGATGAAAAATTTTATAATGGTCCCTTTTTATTTAATGTTTTAATAAGTAGACAAGACCAACAATACCCTGAAAATGAAGAAGGTATACAATTTGAACAATCAATTGATTTTTATTTCTTAAGAGATGATCTAGTTGACGCAAACGTAGTACCAGATGTAGGAGATATAATTTTATATCAAGAGGGTTATTATGGAGTTCAAAGTACAGTTGGTAATCAATATTGGAGTGGTAAAAACCCAGATTATCCTAATAATAATTCAGATGGTACAGATAATCCGTTAAATCCAAATCTACAATTATTTGGAACAAATTTATCAATATTAGTATCAACATATTATATTTCAGCAGATAAACCTGCAATTTCACCTTATATAGAAAGATTTTAATGGCAAAGATTAGAAAACCTATACCAAAAACACAAAAAGAAATTAGTAGAGATTTACATTCTCCAACTGATGCACGATATGGTAATCCTAATATTACAGCACAAATTAATGAAAATGAAACAGGAATACCTTTTAATAGATCAGAAAAATTATCTTGGAAAGGTGATACAACAAAACCTTTTTCAATTGGTATTAAGGATATAGATGAAGCTGTATTTTTTTACTTTGAAAATGTTATTAAACCTTTTGTATACCAAAATGGAGAAAGAAGAGAAGTTCCGATAATTTATGGATCTCCTGAAAGATGGAAATCATATCAAAGAGATGGATATTATAGAGATAAAAAAGGATCAATAATGTTACCTATTATTGTTATTAAAAGAAATGTAATAACAAAAGATAGATCAGTATATAATAAACTTGATGCTAATGATCCTAATTTATATGCTAGTTTTCAAAGACCATATAATCCAAAAAATTTTTATAGCAATTTTGCAGCTATTAATAATAAAAAACCAGTAAAACAGATGTATGCTGTTGTTGTTCCTGATTTTGTAACTATAGAATATAGTTGTTTAATCCAAACTTATTATATGGAACAACTAAATAAAATAATAGAAGCTTGTGAATATGCTTCTGATGCTTATTGGGGTAATCCAGAAAGATTTAAATTTAGAGCTTTTATTGATTCCTTTACTACTGCAACAGAATTAACAACTGGTAGAGATAGATTAGTAAAAGGTAATTTTAATATTAGACTTAGGGGGTATATTGTACCAGATACAATACAAAAAGAAATGACATCATTAAACAAATATAACACTAAAGGCAAATTTATTGTTCAAATGGAAACAACAGCTAATGAAGAAATATTTGAAAGTAATGTAACAAAAACAAGAGATGGCAGAACTAGGCGCCAAAGGGAAGATAAAGGAAATTTATCTAATATTTCCGACGTGACGCGTGGTAGTGAATTAAAACAAAGTTAATATATGGCTAGTCAGAATAACGTAAGATTTGTAGATGCTTTAAAAGTTGGCGCTTATAATGTATTAGATGAAAGTGCTGGTTCAGATGGAAGCTCAGGGTCCTCTGGAACAAGTGGTTCTTCAGGATCTTCAGGTACTTCTGGAACATCTGGCGATTCAGGTAGTTCAGGCTCAAGTGGATCATCAGGTACATCCGGAACTTCTGGTATAGATGGTGCAGGCGGATCATCAGGTTCTTCAGGAACTAGTGGTTCTTCAGGTTCAAGTGGTACTTCAGGTACTTCTGGTTCTGATGGTGGCGGTGGTTCAAGTGGCTCTTCAGGAACTAGTGGTTCTTCTGGAACTTCTGGTATAGAAGGTTCATCAGGTTCTTCTGGAACAAGTGGTATTGATGGTACTTCTGGTAGTTCAGGTACAAGCGGGTCTTCAGGTTCATCAGGAACAAGTGGATCTTCAGGTTCAAGTGGTACTTCAGGTACTTCTGGTGATGATGGTGCAGATGGGTCTTCAGGTTCAAGTGGAACTTCGGGATCAAGTGGTTCAAGTGGAACTTCAGGTATAGATGGAACTTCAGGCTCTTCAGGAACAAGTGGTGTGGATGGTTCAAGTGGATCATCAGGAACAAGTGGTTCTAGTGGTACATCAGGTTCAAGTGGCTCTTCTGGTACAAGCGGTAGTTCTGGTTCAAGTGGCACATCCGGTTCAAGTGGCAGTTCAGGCACTTCTGGTATAGATGGTACAAGTGGTTCTTCAGGTACTTCTGGTACTTCAGGACAAGACGGTTCATTTGGTGGTGCTTCGTTTGATTATACTTTTGAAACAGATACTGATACATCAGATCCTGGTTCAGGAAAAGTAAAATTAAATAATTCTACTCAGCCTTCTGCAACAGCGGTATACATTAGTCAAACAGATGATGCTGGTAACAGTATAGAAGCATTCTTAGAAACAGTAAAAGCTTCAACAGGTGCCGTAAATGGTCACATAAGAATATCAGATAAATTTAATACAAATGATTTTGTTTTATTTGCAATTACAGATTTAACAGATAATGGGGATTGGTGGACATTAGCAGTAAGTAATGAAGCTTCAGGTGGAAGTGCATTTACTGATGGAGAAGATGTAATTTGTTCTTTTGTTGTAACAGGTGATTCTGGTTCAAGTGGATCTTCAGGTACTTCAGGTATAGACGGAACTTCTGGTTCAAGTGGAACATCAGGTATAGATGGTACAAGTGGCTCTTCTGGTACTTCAGGTGTAGATGGTTCAAGCGGATCATCAGGAACATCAGGTGATAGTGGTTCAAGTGGTTCATCTGGAACAAGTGGTAGTTCCGGTTCAAGTGGAACTTCAGGTATAGATGGAACTTCAGGATCTTCAGGAACAAGTGGAATAGACGGTACAAGTGGTTCATCAGGAACAAGTGGTATAGATGGAACTAGTGGTTCTTCAGGTACTTCAGGTACGAGTGGAGATTCAGGTTCTAGTGGTTCTTCTGGAACAAGTGGTAGCTCAGGTTCTTCAGGAACAAGTGGTATAGATGGAGCAGCAGGCTCAAGTGGTTCTTCAGGGACAAGTGGTATAGACGGTACAAGTGGCTCTTCTGGTACTTCTGGTATAGATGGTGCAGATGGTTCTTCTGGTTCAAGTGGTACTTCGGGTACCAGCGGAGATGATGGTTCAAGTGGAAGTTCTGGAACAAGTGGTTCTTCAGGTTCATCTGGAACTTCTGGTATAGATGGAGCAGCAGGCTCAAGTGGTAGCTCTGGAACTAGTGGAATAGATGGTACAAGTGGATCATCGGGAACAAGTGGTACAGATGGAGCAGGAGGTTCAAGTGGCTCTTCAGGAACTAGTGGTTCTTCAGGAACTTCAGGTTCAAGTGGAAGTTCTGGAACATCAGGTATAGATGGTTCAAGTGGATCATCAGGCACAAGTGGAAGTTCAGGAACAAGTGGCTCTTCAGGTTCTTCAGGAACTTCAGGAGTAGATGGAAATGATGGTTCAAGTGGATCTTCAGGTACTTCTGGTGATTCAGGCTCAAGTGGTAGTTCAGGTACTAGTGGCTCTTCAGGTTCAAGTGGAACTTCTGGTACAAGTGGTATAGACGGAACTTCTGGTTCATCTGGTACAAGTGGTATAGATGGAACTTCTGGTTCAAGCGGTACTTCTGGTATAGATGGAGCAGCAGGGTCTAGTGGCTCTTCAGGAACTTCAGGTGATGATGGTGCAGATGGTTCTTCTGGTTCTTCTGGAACAAGTGGTTCTTCAGGAACAAGTGGTTCTTCAGGGTCTTCAGGTACATCAGGTTCAAGTGGAAGCTCAGGTACTAGTGGAGATGAGGGTGCATCAGGTTCAAGTGGAAGTTCTGGTACATCAGGTATAGATGGAACTTCAGGTTCATCAGGAACTTCAGGAATAGATGGTGCAGCTGGTTCAAGTGGCTCATCAGGAACAAGTGGAACTTCTGGTGTAGATGGTTCAAGTGGGAGTTCTGGTACTAGTGGTTCAAGTGGATCTTCAGGTACTTCTGGTGATTCAGGCTCAAGTGGTAGTTCAGGTACAAGTGGTATAGATGGTACAAGCGGATCTTCAGGTACAAGTGGTACAGATGGATCAAGTGGTTCATCTGGAACAAGCGGATCTAGTGGTACATCAGGACAAGATGGTTCATTTGGAGGTGCAACATTTGATTATACTTTTGATATAGATACAACAACTTCAGATCCAGGTAGTGGAGATGTTAAAGTAAATAATTCGGATCAAAATACAGCAACTGCTGTTTATATAAGTCAAGAAGATGATGCTGGTAATAGTATAGAAGCATTTTTAGAAACAGTAAAAGCTTCAACAGGTGCTGTAAATGGTCACATAAGAATATCAAATAAATTTGATACAACTCAATTTATTCTTTGGGCAATTACAAATTTAACAGATAATGGAGCATGGTGGACATTAGCAGTTACACCTGAAGCAAGTTCAGCAACTTCACCTTTCACAAATGGAGAAGATGTACTTTGTTCATTTGTTGTAACAGGTGATTCTGGTTCTTCTGGTTCATCAGGAACAAGTGGTACATCGGGTTCAAGTGGAACTTCAGGTTCTAGTGGTTCATCTGGAACAAGTGGTTCATCAGGTACAAGTGGTGATGATGGAGCAGACGGTTCAAGCGGTTCTTCAGGAACAAGCGGTTCCTCAGGTTCATCAGGAACAAGTGGTGATTCTGGTTCAAGTGGCTCTTCAGGTACAAGTGGTATAGATGGAGCAGCAGGGTCAAGTGGGTCTTCAGGAACAAGTGGTATAGATGGTACAAGTGGTTCATCAGGTACTTCAGGTATAGACGGAGCAGCAGGATCAAGTGGTTCTTCTGGAACTTCAGGTGATGATGGAGCCGATGGTTCAAGTGGAAGTTCTGGAACAAGTGGTGATTCTGGCTCAAGTGGTTCATCTGGAACAAGTGGCTCAAGTGGTTCTTCTGGAACTTCAGGTGATGATGGAACAGATGGTTCAAGCGGATCTTCAGGTACTTCAGGTATAGATGGTACAAGTGGTTCTTCAGGTACTTCAGGTATAGATGGTACTAGTGGTTCATCAGGTACTTCAGGTATAGATGGTGCAGATGGTTCAAGCGGTAGTTCAGGAACTAGTGGTTCATCTGGTTCTAGTGGAACTTCAGGAATAGATGGTGCAGCAGGTTCTTCTGGTTCATCAGGAACAAGTGGAACTTCTGGTGTAGACGGTTCAAGCGGTTCTTCAGGAACAAGCGGTTCTTCAGGTTCATCAGGAACAAGTGGTATTGATGGAGCAGCAGGCTCAAGTGGTTCATCTGGTACATCTGGTATAGATGGAACTTCAGGTTCATCAGGTACAAGTGGAATAGATGGTACAAGTGGTTCATCAGGAACAAGTGGAACTTCGGGTGTAGATGGTTCAAGTGGTTCTTCTGGAACTTCAGGTTCTAGTGGTTCTTCAGGAACAAGTGGAACAAGTGGTGATTCAGGTTCAAGTGGATCATCAGGTACAAGTGGTACTTCAGGTGATGATGGTTCTTCAGGTTCATCTGGAACAAGTGGAGACTCAGGTTCAAGTGGTTCTTCAGGAACAAGTGGATCTTCAGGTTCGTCTGGTACTTCAGGTTCAAGTGGATCATCGGGTACTTCAGGAATAGATGGAACATCAGGATCTTCAGGAACAAGTGGTATAGATGGAACTTCTGGTTCAAGTGGTACATCAGGTTCAAGTGGAACTTCAGGTTCAAGTGGGTCATCAGGAACAAGTGGTACAAGTGGTTCATCAGGAACTTCAGGTGTAGATGGTGCAGATGGTTCGAGTGGAAGTTCAGGAACATCAGGATCAAGTGGTAGTTCAGGTACAAGTGGGTCTTCAGGACAAGATGGTTCATTTGGTGGTGCTTCGTTTGATTATACTTTTAAAACAGATACTAATACAAGTGAAAATCCAGGAACAGGTAATATTAGATTAAATAATTCTACTCAACCTTCTGCAACAGTATTATCTATAAGTCAAGATGATGATGATGGAAATAGCATTGAATCTTTCCTTCAAACTGTAGAGGCTTCAAATTCAATACCAAAAGGTCATGTAAGATTATTTGATAAAGATGATGCAAGTGATTTTATTGTTTTTGCTATTAATAATCTTGTAGATCAAGGTGATTATTGGACCTTAACAGTTGCAAGTGAAGTACAAGGTGGTAATGCATTAACAGATGGTGAAGATATTGTAGCATCCTTTGTTGTAACAGGAGATAGTGGTTCATCAGGTTCTTCAGGAACAAGTGGCTCTTCAGGAACAAGTGGTTCTTCAGGTTCTTCAGGAACTTCAGGAATAGATGGAGCAGCAGGCTCAAGCGGTAGTTCAGGTACAAGTGGTACTTCGGGAACATCAGGTGATAGTGGCTCAAGTGGTTCATCAGGAACAAGTGGTTCTTCTGGTTCTTCAGGAACTTCAGGTACAAGTGGAATAGATGGTACAAGTGGCTCTTCAGGTACAAGTGGTACTTCAGGTGATGATGGAGCAGACGGTTCAAGTGGCTCTTCAGGAACAAGTGGTTCATCAGGAACAAGTGGTAGTTCAGGTTCATCAGGAACTTCAGGCTCAAGTGGATCATCTGGTACAAGTGGTATAGATGGTACAAGTGGTTCATCTGGTACCTCAGGAACATCAGGTGATAGTGGCTCAAGTGGTTCTTCAGGAACAAGTGGCTCTTCAGGATCATCAGGAACAAGTGGGATAGATGGTACAAGCGGAAGCTCAGGTACAAGTGGTACTTCAGGTGATGATGGAGCAGATGGTTCAAGCGGTTCTTCAGGAACAAGTGGTAGTTCAGGTTCTTCAGGAACAAGCGGTTCTTCAGGAACAAGTGGTAGTTCAGGTTCATCAGGAACTTCTGGTGTAGATGGTTCAAGCGGATCATCAGGTACAAGTGGTGATGATGGAGCAGACGGTTCAAGCGGTTCTTCAGGAACAAGCGGTTCTTCAGGTTCATCTGGAACTTCAGGAATAGATGGTGCAGCTGGTTCAAGCGGAAGTTCAGGAACAAGTGGAACTTCTGGTGTAGATGGTTCAAGCGGATCATCAGGTACAAGCGGATCTTCAGGTTCATCTGGTACAAGCGGATCTTCAGGTTCATCTGGTACTTCTGGTTCAAGTGGAAGTTCAGGAACAAGTGGTATAGATGGAGCAGCAGGTTCAAGTGGTTCTTCTGGAACTTCAGGAACATCCGGTGATAGTGGTTCAAGCGGATCATCAGGTACAAGCGGATCCTCAGGTTCATCAGGTACAAGCGGAACTTCTGGTGTAGATGGTTCAAGTGGTTCTTCAGGTACAAGCGGTTCAAGTGGTTCTTCTGGAACTTCAGGAACAAGTGGTGATTCTGGTTCAAGTGGTTCTTCAGGAACAAGTGGCTCATCAGGTTCATCAGGTACAAGTGGTGATGATGGAGCAGACGGTTCAAGTGGCTCTTCAGGAACTTCAGGCTCATCAGGAACAAGTGGCTCATCAGGTTCATCAGGTACAAGTGGTTCATCTGGTACAAGCGGATCTTCAGGTTCATCTGGTACATCAGGACAAGATGGTTCATTTGGGGGTGCAACATTTGATTATACTTTTGATACAAATACAGCTACATCCGATCCAGGATCTGGTGATGTAAAACTAAATAAATCATCAGCACAAGGTCAAAATACAGCAACTGCTGTTTATATTAGTCAAACTGATGATAATGGTAATAGTTTAGAATCATTTTTAGAAACAATAGATAGTTCGACCTCAGCTATAAAAGGTCACATAAGAATATCAAATAAGTTTGATACAACTCAATTTATTTTATTTGCTATTGATGAATTAGCTGATAATGGGGCATGGTGGACATTAACTGTTATACCTGAAGCTTCTTCAGCTGCATCTCCATTCACAAACGGAGAAGATGTACTTTGTTCATTTGTTGTAACAGGTGATTCTGGTACAAGTGGTAGTTCAGGTACTAGTGGCTCTTCAGGTTCATCAGGAACAAGTGGTTCTTCAGGTTCAAGTGGTACTTCAGGTACTTCAGGTGAACAAGGAGCAGGAGGTTCAAGTGGCTCTTCAGGAACAAGTGGTTCATCAGGAACTAGTGGTTCAAGTGGTTCATCAGGAACTTCTGGATCAAGCGGATCATCAGGTACAAGTGGTATAGATGGTGCAGCAGGTTCTTCTGGTTCAAGTGGTACATCTGGTACAAGTGGTAGTTCAGGAACAAGTGGTTCTTCAGGAACAAGTGGATCTTCAGGTTCATCTGGTACTTCAGGTTCAAGTGGTAGCTCAGGAACTTCAGGTATAGATGGAGCAGGAGGTTCAAGTGGTTCTTCTGGAACTTCAGGAACATCTGGTAATAGTGGTTCAAGTGGATCTTCGGGAACAAGTGGCTCATCAGGTTCTTCTGGAACAAGTGGTAGCTCAGGTTCATCAGGTACAAGTGGTGATGATGGAGCAGATGGTTCAAGTGGTAGTTCAGGAACAAGTGGTTCTTCAGGAACAAGTGGTTCTTCAGGTTCTTCAGGAACTTCAGGCTCAAGTGGATCTTCAGGTACTTCTGGTGATTCAGGCTCAAGTGGTAGTTCAGGTATAAGTGGTTCAGATGGTTCAAGTGGTAGTTCAGGTATAAGTGGTTCAGATGGTTCAAGTGGATCATCAGGAACTTCGGGTTCATCAGGAACTTCAGGTTCATCAGGAACAAGTGGTAGTTCAGGTATAAGTGGTACAGATGGTTCAAGTGGTTCTTCTGGTAATAGTGGCTCATCAGGTTCTTCTGGAACAAGTGGTAGCTCAGGCGTAAGTGGTTCAGATGGTTCAAGTGGTTCATCAGGTATAAGTGGTTCAGATGGTTCAAGTGGTAGTTCAGGTATAAGTGGTTCAGATGGTTCAAGTGGTTCATCAGGTGTAAGTGGTGGAGATGGTTCACCAGGTTCAAGTGGTTCATCAGGTGTGTCAGGTGCAAATGGTTCAAGTGGCTCATCAGGTGTAAGTGGTGGAGATGGTGCACCGGGTTCAAGTGGTAGTTCAGGTATAAGTGGTAATAATGGTTCAAGTGGTTCATCAGGTGTAAGTGGTGGAGATGGTTCACCAGGTTCAAGTGGTAGTTCAGGTACTAGTGGTTCTTCTGGAACAAGTGGTTCTTCAGGTACTTCAGGTACAGCAACAATAACAGGTAGTACATCTAATGGAGTTGTAGTATATGGAGGTAGTGGAGCAAGTTTAACCGTGTCGCAGTTTATTACAGTAAATGCCCAAGGACTTAGTGGGAATTTGCTGACACTTAATAATCATTCGGCAATTGAATTAGATGGTTCTTTAACCTCATTAGGATCACTGTCTGGTATTATTACTAAAATAGGATCAGCAAGTGTAACAACCACAAAAGTTGTTTATTGGACCTCTGGCGGAGATTGGGCTAAAACAGGAGCTAACACAGAATCAACATCTAAAGGATTATTAGGATATAATGCCAGCAATTCTTCAGCTACATCCAGTGGTATTGTATTAATAGGATTTGTTAAACAATCATCACATGGGTTTACTGTTGGAGCACCACTTTATTTAAGTGCTAGTGCTGGAACAGGAAACATGTCAAATACAGCTCCAAGTAGTACAGGTAATGTAGTAAGAGTTGTGGGGTATGCAGTTGATTCAAACACAATTTGGTTTAACCCAGATCCAACTTATATAGTAATAGCTTAAATTATGCCAAATCTTACAGCCGTACGATATTCAAGAGCCGTTGGAACACTAGCATCAAATTCTTTTACAACAGCAAGAGAATCTGATTCAAATAGTTTTAATGATTCTTCAACTTCATCTAACTTACAATCAATACAGTTTTTTAGAGACTCAGGAAAAGGAAACTCAAATTATAGATTTTATAGATTTTTTGCAGTATTTGATTTTAGTAGTTACGTTGGATATACAATAACAAATTTAAAATTTAATTATAGATCAACTACTTCTACAGCTGTTTCAGGATTAGGTACTGGTTTAGGTGCAACCATATTCGAATTTAATGGAATGGGAAGTGGTCCATCCTTTTCACAATATTCTAATTCAGAATTTTTTGATGACATTGATTTTACTGAAAATTATTCTCCTGATTCGGGTACAGTTGAACAATGGACAGATGCAAATTCATCTGCTACTTTAGATTTAAACTCTACCGCTACTGCAGCAGCATCGTCGACAGGAGAATTAAAAATAGCAATTGTACAATATCCAAATGATGCTACTGATACTGATCAAGGAGATGATGTATATTATAGATATTATCTAAATTTTAATACTCCATCTAGTGGTTTTGTTCCTTTTATGTCTTTTGATGCTGTAGCTCCGGGTTATGGTAATGAAATTGTTGATGTAAGTAGTGCTAATATTGGTGAGGTTGTTGATGTAGCAACAGGAAATATATCTACGGTAGTTGGTGTATAGTAAAAAATAATAAATAATTGGGATAGTTTAAATTTTTATTGTATATTAGTAAATAAAATAAGTTATAAACAATATGGGAAAACCCAAAATATATGCACATAGTTGTTATATAGGTCATACAGGTTACAATAACCATACACGAGATTTTTTTAGAGAATTATCTAAATCCTTTGAAATTAAAGTAAGGAACTTTACAGTACCTACTTATTGGAATGGTTATAACTTAGAACCTTTTAATGAGGAAGATTATTTAACTAATCTTGATAAAAAACTTTTAGTTTCACAAGCTTTATTTGGTAAGGAACAATTTTTAGTAGATAAAGATTTATATACTAATTATCCAAATAATTTTAACCATGATCTTAATATAGTTTTAGCTGAATGTAATCATCACTTTTTTTACCAAAATTATAATGGCCCAAAAATAGGATATACAGTTTGGGAAACTACTAGATTACCAGAACAATTTTTTAATAGTTTAAAAGAATATGACCAAGTTTGGGTAGCATCTAAATGGCAAAGAGAATGTACTATAGAACAGGGTATGGATAAAGATAAAGTAAAAGTAGTACCTGAAGCTGTTGATAGTAATACTTTTTACCCTAATGAAAAATCTACTTTACCTGAATATGATGATGATAGATTTAAATTTATTTTATTTGGTAGGTGGGATTATAGAAAATCAACAAAAGAAATAATAAAATCATTTTTAGAAGAATTTAATAAAGATGAACCTATTGATTTAGTATTATCTATTGATAATGTATTTGCTAAAGATAAATTTGAAACAACTGAAGAAAGATTAAAACATTATAAATTAGTTGACCCTAGATTAAAAATAAAACATTTTCCTACAAGAGAAGAGTATATAAAATATTTACAAAAAGGCCATGTATTTTTATCTTGTGCCAGGTCTGAAGGATGGAACTTACCGTTAATAGAAGCTATGGCTTGTGGAACTCCTTCTATATATTCTAATTGTAGTGCTCAACTTGAATTTGCTAAAGGAAAGGGACTACCCGTTAAAATAAAAGGAACAATCCCAGCTTTAGGTGGAGAATATTCAACATATTCCCAATCAGATTTACCTGGGGAATTTTATCAACCTGATTATGAAGACTTAAAAAAAGTAATGAGAGATGCTTATAAAAATTATGGTAAACATAAAAAGAAAGCATTAATAGAATCCGAACAAATTAGGAATAAATTTACTTGGGAAAATGCTGTAAAAATAGCTAATAAAGAAATTAAATATCTATATAATAATATCCAACCTAACGAAATAAAAATAACATTTAATTCAGGCCCTAAAGTAGAAATTGTAGGTTCTAAAAATCAAAAATATTTTATTGAATTTATAAATGGAGAAAATAATGAAGTAATACATTCTTCAAATATAGAAAATAATATGTGGACTCAATGTAATAAAACATATTATATTCCTTGGGTAATAAAAATTAATGGTGAAGTAGCACATACTTTTAATTTAAAAGATAAAACTGTAAAAATATCATTTGACTCAAATTCTCTAGGTGATACATTAGCTTGGGCTCCACAAGCAGTTGAATTTCAAAAGAAACATAATTGTAAAGTAATAATATCAACATTTCATAATAGTTGGTTTGAAAAACAGGAAGAATATAAAAATTTAACTTTTATAAAACCAAATAAAGGATGTAAATCTTATGTCCAATATAAAATAGGTTGGTTTAGAAGTGAAAGTGGTGATTTTAAAAATAGTAAAGATCATCCAAATCAAGTTAATACAATACCTTTAATTCAGGCAGCAACAGATATTTTAGGTCTTCCTTATAAAGAAATTAATTATGGTGTTTATTTTAAACCTAAAAAAAGACCTATAAAACAAAAATATATTTGTATCGGGCCCCAAGCAACTTCTGGTTGTAAAGAATGGCCCCATGATAGGTGGAAAGAATTAGCTACTAAATTTAAGGTTAAAGGATATAAAGTAATAAGTTTAAGTTTAAAAGGATTTAATGGGCCTAATATTATAAGCAAAAATAATTTACCTTGGGATGAATTATTTAATTACCTATACCATGCAGAATTATTTATAGGATTAGGATCAGGTTTATCTTGGATTAATTGGGCATTAAATAAACATACATTAATGCTTAATGGGTTTTCAACACCAGAACATGAATTTACAAATAATATAACTAGAGTTCAAAATTTTAATGTTTGTAATGGTTGCTGGACAAAACCAGAATCGGTTTTTGATGCTGGAGATTGGGATTGGTGTCCAATAAAAAAAGGAACTGATCAACAACATATATGCCAAAAATCAATCACAGTAAATCAAGTATTAAATAAATCTTATAAAATTTTAAACCCAACAAATAAAGATGATTTTATTTGGATTACTGGAGGTGATAAACATTACCTATCTATGATAGAGGTATTAGCTAAAAGTTTATTAAAACATTCAAAATATAAATTAATTGTTTATGGATTCAATTGTGATTCAGAAATTAATTTGCCTAATGTTATTAATAAAAGAGTAGATTTTAATCGTAAAAAAGATATAGTTTGGAGTGGTGAACAAGACTTAATTAATAAAGATTTTTCTTTATACTATGCTAAATATTTAGCTAGTATTGATTCTATAGAAGAAAATTATGATTTTTATGCTTGGTTAGATGGAGATGCTTTTGTTACTGAACATATAGATAAATCTTTAAAGTATTTAAATTTAGTAAGAGATTATCCTCTATTTATGAGATATTATCATGAAGATATAGGACAGTGGAGGTCTTATAATGGTATTAAGCTACAAGGCAGATATGGAACTGAAATTTGTGACTTTAAAAATATTGAAAGAAACCCTAATAATAGAATTATAGCTACTGGTTTTTATTTTTATGATATAAATTCTTTACCTTTTTTTAATGAATGTTTAGATATACATAAAGAACTAAATAATTACCACTTAACAGTTTTTGTAGACGATAATGCTTTATCAGAAGAAAGAATAGCTAATTATATAATGTGGAGAGATAATAATAATTCTTATTTACCTGTAACTTGGGATAATTATTATAGTAGTAAAGAAGAAATAAAAGTACCAAATAAACTTACTAAAGAAGGATTTGATGTAATGTACGATGAAAAATCTCTTCTTCCTTATTTTTTTCATGGACCAGACCCATCAGTTAAGAAAAAAAATGCTAATGTATTAAACCATGCCTTTAATGAAACTATTCTAAAAAAATTAATGATTATATCCCATCCAGATGATGAATTAATTTTTGGTGGGGCCGAATTAATAAATTATGGTCATGAATATAAAATTGTATGTATTACTAATCCTAAGGATAAAACTAGAGTAAAAGAATTTTCTCAAGTAATGGGTGAATTAAATATTGGATCGTGGGAACTTTTAGATTATGAAGATACTCTTTATCCTAATACTCAAACTTTAAATCTTTCTAGATATTTTAAAGATAATAAGTGGGAAAAAATAGTAACTCATAATCCAATTGGGGAATATGGACACCCACAACATAAATTATTATTTGATACAGTCAAATCTTTTACAGATAATTTTTATGTTTTTGGAAAATCAGATAAAAAATTAGATAATTTAATCTTACATAGAAAAAAACAATTATTAGATTTATATAAAGTAGAAAAAGATATTATAAATCATATTTTAACTAATAATGGTAATTGGTTTAAAAATAATAACAATACTAATTACATAGAATATGAATGTATAGAAAAATATGATCCTAAAAAAGACACAACAAAATATATAGCTTGTTATGATAAATAAACGTTGTTTTTTAGTAACTGCCTATTGTAATACTTCTGAAAAAAAAGAAGCATTAAAAAATACTATTATTAATATTAAAAAATATAATATTGATATTATTTTATTTTCACACTATCCAATTGAAGAAGATATACACTTATTAGTAGATTATTCAATATATGATTATAGTAACCCTATATCTAATGTTAAGGATAAATCAATGATAAATTGGAAAAAATTAAATAAATTTAGATCTAATCCAATCCCCTTTAAATTAAATACATTATCAGTTGATTATGGTTATGCAGCAGCACAACAATTTAAAAGAGGTTTGTTATTTGCTAGTAGAATGGGATATGAGGAAGCTATTGTTTTAAATTATGATCTTGAAGTTACTGATAAAATGTTTAATGATTTTAATAAAAATCTTAATAAATATGATAATATAATATTAAAATATGGAAATGATGATACTAGTATGTATATGGCATGGTTTGCTTTAAAAATAAAACCATATATAGAAAATATAGAATCAATTAGTTATACTGATTATGTTAAAACTGAAATTATAGTTGAAAATTATTTATTTAAAAAATTTAATTCTATTAATAGTTTAATAATCCCCAGAAAAAAATGGGAAGGAGAAAATCCAAATGAACCTAATATAAAAACTAGCATTGTAATGGAAGGGGATGTTTGGGCTAAATACAATACAGATAAATTTAAATGGTTTATAGGACAAGAAAAAATATGGTTCGATAATGACCCTGAAGTAAGAGGAACGGATAAAGTAATTTTATTTTTTTGGGATATATTAGAAGATTTAGATGTAAAAATATTTATTAATGATAAATTAGTATATAAATCTTTTGTTTATAAAAAATTAGATAATCAATTAATTTATATGCCTATATTATATGATGAATTAAATAAACCTTCTTTAAGATTAAAAATTTTCATAAATGATTGGGAAATACCAGAAGAATTAATTAAATTGAGTGCCAACTCAGCAATAGAAATAGCTTATGCCGACCAATAATCTAGTAATAATCACTTGTTATTGTAATAGTAAAAAAAAAGAACAACTATTACATAAAAATATCAACAAAATTAAAAGTCATGGTTTTGACATTTTAGTTGTGTCTCACTTACCTTTATCAATTGAAATACAAAATAAAGTAGAGTATACTATTTTTGATAAAAGTAATCCAATTTTAAATTATCCTTATAGAGGCATAGCTTTTTGGAAAACTTTTACTCACAAAAATAGACCTATTAAAATACAAAATGTTCTTGATGATTATGGGTGGACAGCTTTTAATCAAATTTTTATAGCATCTAATTTTTCTTTACCTCTTCAAAAATATGAAGAAGAACCTACTCAAGGGAGAAAATGGGCTACATATGATAGTTCATTTAAATATGATTATTTTAGTTTTATAAATTATGATATAGAATTAACTAAAAATATAATTGGTGATTTAAAAAACCCAATACCTATTTTAACATCAAGAGTTGAAGATAATCTTAATGAAGTAGGATATAGATTTCCTAGTTTTATGTTAAATATTTTTGATAGAAAACATTTAGAAAAATTAATATCTTTATTTGATAAACAATTTTATATGAAAGATACCCATCCTCATATTGAAGGTAATAAATTTACAGATGCTGAACATTATTTTAAACATTTAATATCTGTTTTTGATTATGTAATACACCCTGATAATATTAAGGATTTAATGTTATTTGAAGATATTACTCTTTTTAATAAAAGTAATACTGAAGATTTTAAGTTATTTATACAAAATGACAATACATTTAAAAAATTAAAATCAAATTCTTGGGTACCTAGATTATTTATTTATGATGTTAAAGTAAAATTAAATATTAAAGTAAATAATAAAACATATAAGTTAAAAGAAAGTGAAAGTATTATTTTAGATCTACCTAAAATAGAAAAATTAGGAATCGAATATAAAGATGAGTACTTAAACTTGTTAGAAGAATATAAATCAGCTAATTACTCCTTTATAAATTATTTAGATGAAAAATAGAAAAAGTTGTGCCTCGTGTAGTGGAAGAAAATTTGATATAATATATGATTTTGGTAAAATACCATTAGCTGGTAGTTTTCCTAAAGAAAATCAAAATATAGAATATTTTCCTTTAAAAATAATAAAATGTAAAAAATGTGGGTTAGTTCAAACTGATACTTTAATTGAACCTAAAGTATTGTTTAAAGATTATAGATACATTTCATCAGTTGGCATGCAAAAACATTTTAATTCATATGCTGATTGGTTAGTTAGTAAAGAAGGTGTAAAACCTATTGATAATGTGTTAGAATTTGGTTGTAATGATGGTCCTTTACTAGATGCATTAAAATATAGAGGGATACATAATACCATAGGTATTGATCCTGCTACTAATATTGTAGAATTAGGTAGAAAAAAGGGATTAAATATTGAAAATGATTTCTTTAATAGTAAATTTGTTGAAGATAATAGGTGGGAAAATAAATTTGATTATGTTTTAGCAAGTAATACTTTTGCTCATATAACAGATATTAACTCAGTTGTTAAAGGAGTTGAACAAACTTTAAAAAAGGATGGTAAGTTTATAATTGAAGTACAATATTTAGTTGATTTAGTTGATAAATTTCAGTTTGATTTTATGTACCATGAACATTTATATTATTATACTATTACGAGTTTAAAAACTTTACTTTCTAAACATAATCTTAAAATAATCGATGTTGAAAGGGTACCAATACATTCAGGGTCAATTAGAGTAATTGCAACTAAAGATTTAAATGTTAAGGTTAATAGTATAGTAGAAGAGTTAATAGAAAGTGAAAAAGAATATAAGGATTTAAGTAACTTTTCTTTATCAATTGAAAAAGCATTATCTAATTTAAAAACATTTTTAGATAATAATAAAGATAAAAAAATAATAGGTTATGGTGCTTCTGGTAGGGCTAATGTAGTTGTAGGTACTTTAAATTTAGATGAAATTTATATCGACTATATCATAGATGAATCACCAGAAAGATATAATAGGTTGACTTCCAATGGGAAAATTCGTATATTGCCCCCATCTAAAATAGGTGAAGCGGACTATATTTTAATTTTTGCTTGGAATTTTTCTGATATGATAATAGAAAAAACTAAACATTTAAATATTCCTTATATTATTCCCTTCCCAGAATTAAAAATTATTAACCCATGAATGGAGAAAAAATATTTATAACTGGTGGTGCTGGTTATTTAGGTTCTAATTTAGTAGCTCGTTATTATAATAATAATGAAATAACTGTATATTCTAGAGATGAAGCTAAACATTATTACCTTAAAAAAAGATTTCCAAATATTAACTGTGTTATAGGAGATGTTCGTAATTTTGATTTATTAAAAAGGTCTTCTAAAGGGCATACTATTGGTATTTTTGCTGCTTCATTAAAACAAATAGAGGCTGTAGATCAAAATGTAGAAGAAGGAGTTAAAGTATTAATTAATGGGTCTATTAATTCAAGAAGAGCAGCAGAAGAAAATAATTTTAAATCAGCATGCTTTATATCATCAGATAAATCTCGTTCGGCAACAACTTTATATGGTTCTATGAAATTTATAGCGGGTGAATCCTTTATAGTAAATGCTGAAAAATCAAATGTAAGGTTATCATCTGCTATTTATGGTAATGTTTTAAATTCAACGGGTAGTATTATTCCTTTAATTTGGGATGCTATAAATAAAAATTATAAACTTACTTTATATTCTGAAGAAATGACACGTTTTATGATTAATATTAAAGACGCAATGGATTTAATAGAAGAGGGATTAAAAGTTAGTGGATTTAATATAATACCCAATTTAAAATCCTTTAAAGTAAAAGATTTATTTGAAATATATAATAAGAAATTTGGACTAAAGTACAAAATAGGTAAGCCTAGAATATCAGAAAAAATACATGAAATAATGATATCAAAAGAAGAGGCTCCAAGAACATTTTATAGTAAAGAAAATGATGTATTTTATATGCATTATAAAAATATAGCAGAAGATTCTATACAAAATGAATTTTCTAGCTATGAAACAATAGTAAGTAAATCTGAATTAAGTAAAATTTTAACTTACTATAATTTTTTTAAAGTTTAATTAATATTTATAACAGTAGTAATCATGAGTGAAATAATCAAATTATCAAAAGAGGAACTTGAAAAACTTAAAGGATATCAAGAAAAAAATAAAGGAATAACCCTTAATTTAGGTTCTGTAGATATTCAAAGAGCAATTTTAGAAGGACAACGAAATAGTATTCTTGATAAACTAGCGGATTTGCAAGAAGAATCTAATAAAACGGCTAAAGAATTACAGAAAAAATATGGTGATGGAAACATTAACCTAGAAACTGGAGAAATTACTTTAGTAAAATAGTTTTTTGAAAAGGTTTTTAATATTTATAATAAAATAATATTAAATAACATAAGAAAATGGCAGAAACATTAATATCTCCTGGAGTATTAGCAAGAGAAAATGATCAATCCTTTGTTACATCTCAACCTGTAGTTAGAGGCGCATCTATAATTGGACCAACAGTATTAGGACCAGTTGAAAGACCAACATACGTTAGTTCGTTTAGTTCCTTCCAAGCAATTTTTGGTGGAGCTCTTAAAAGTGGGTCAGGTCAATTTACTTACTTAACTTCTATAGCAGCAAACCAATATTTTCAAAATGGTGGCGAATCATTATTAGTAACACGTGTGGTATCAGCTTCGGCAACTTGGGCTCCTGCTACAAGTTCATTAATGGAAACAGGATCAGGTGGTCCTACTACAGGATTAGCTCCTTTTGTATTAGAAACTATTTCACAAGGTGAGATAATGAATACAACAGGATCTATGGCTTCTGGAGCTCCGGCAGACGGAACAAATGGACAATTATTAAGTGGTTCAGCTAATAACGTTAGATGGGAAATAGCAGCTACTAATACAGCATCCGGTGTATTTTCATTATTAGTTAGAAGAGGTAATGATACTCAAAACCAAAAAGTAGTATTAGAACAATATAATAATATTTCATTAGATCCTTTTGCTTCAAATTATATTGAAAGAGCAATTGGAAATATGACTACAACTGTAATAACAGAAGGAACAGATACATTTATTCAAGACTCAGGATCATATAATAATATTTCAAATTATATTAGAGTAAAACAAGTAAATTATGCAACCCCAGAGTATTTTAATAATGATGGATCTGCAAAAGATGAATATACAGGATCATTACCTGTAGTAGGTTCTGGTAGTTATGGAGGATCATTTGGAGCTGGAGCAGGTTCAAATATATCTACAAAGGGACCAAATTTATTCTATGAATTAATTGATGGAACAAGTGGAGCTGCAAATACACAAGGTTTAATAGCAGATGATTATACAACAGCAATTGCTTTAATGGGTAATGTAGATGATTACCAATACAATGTAATATCAGTACCTGGATTAACTAACCAAATAACAGCAACACCAATAACATCCTTAGTAAATAATACAATTGCTAGAGGTGATAGTATTTTTGTTTTAGATTTAGTTAGATATAACCAAGCAATAGCAACTGTAATAAATCAATCCTCAGGATTTGATTCAAGTTACGCAGCTACTTACTGGCCTTGGGTTCAAACAATAGATCCAAATACAGGGCAAATGGTTTTTGTTCCACCATCCACATTTATTCCTGGAGTATATGCATTCACAGATGCATCATCAGACCCATGGTTTGCACCAGCGGGTATTACTAGAGGAGGAATGGGACAAGTTGTAAAAGCTGAAAGAAAATTAACTTCTAATAATAGAGATACTTTATATGAAGCAAATGTTAACCCAATAGCTACATTCCCAGGACAAGGAGTAGTAGTATTTGGACAGAAAACATTACAAAAAGCAGCTTCAGCATTAGATAGAATAAATGTTAGAAGATTGTTAATAACACTTAAGGATTATATTTCACAGATTTCTGATAACTTAGTATTTGAACAAAATACAATAGCAACAAGACAGAATTTCTTGACACAAGTAAATCCTTACTTAGAAAGTGTTCAGCAAAGACAAGGATTATATGCATTTAAGGTAGTAATGGACGAAAGTAATAATACACCAGATGTTATAGATAGAAATGAGTTAATTGGACAAATTTTCTTACAACCAACTAAAACAGCTGAATTTATTATATTAGATTTCAATGTATTACCAACTGGAGCAACATTCCCAGCATAAAAACTAAAAAGATAAATATTTATAATAAAATAAGATAATAAAATGGCAGTATTAAACCCAAACGAAATATTTTTCACAGCTTTTGAGCCAAAACAGGCAAATAGATTTATACTATTTGTTGATGGATTCCCTTCTTACATAATGAAAGGAGTAGGGGCTGTTTCACTAACGCAAGGTTCAGTACCTTTAAATCATATGAATGTACAAAGATATGTAAAAGGAAAAACAGTATGGAACACAATTTCATTTACTTTATTTGATCCTGTAACTCCATCTGGTGCTCAAGCCGTTATGGAGTGGGTTCGTTTACATCATGAATCTGTAACAGGTCGTGATGGGTATAGTGATTTCTATAAAAAAGACCTTACAGTTAATGTATTAGGTCCTGTAGGTGACATTGTATCAGAATGGATCATTAAAGGAGCAATGATTACCGAAGCTAGTTTTGGTGATTATAATTGGGATACTGAAAGTACTGCTGTAGAATTATCAATGACAGTTCAACCAGATTATTGTGTATTGAATTTTTAAAATTTTACCCACCCCTGATAAAATTAGCTTGACTTCGGTCAAGCTTTTTTTTTCCTTTTCGCGTAAAAAATTTGGTTACCCTGGATATTTTTCGTATATTCACACCGTAAATAATAATAAAAATCAAGGTTATGTCAAATGTAGTAAAAATTAAAAGAGGTCGTCCAAGTCGAAAAATTGGTAAAATTGTTAAAAGATTTAAACCAAACACAATGAAAATGGATGATTTTAAATTTGATCCTCAATTATTTATTCCTATGAAAACAGGAACTAAAATTGATAATTTACTTTCAAGTGAAGGTGGAATGATGAAAGGTACTAATGTAGCATTTGTTGGTGATCCTGGAGTTGGTAAAACAACTGTATTATTAGACATGCTTGCTAATATGAAAAATAAGGGCAATAAAGTATTATTTATCTCAGGTGAAATGACACAAATTGATATGGTGGGAATGGTTAAAAGATTTCCTAAATTTGGTCAATTGCCTATTTTATTTATGGGTGACTGGATCGAAAATGACCCATTAGTTATTTTAAAATCAATTTTAAGCGAAGGTTGGGACTCAGTTTTAGTAGATTCGTTTGCTGAACTTGCAGTTGCTATTCAAGATTTTCATGGAGGTACAATGAAAAATGCAGAAACTCAATTATTAAATTTATTTGAAAAACATAATAAAGGTGAAAATTTAAATAAATTAAACACTAATTTTATGATCATACAGCAGGTGACCAAAGGTGGAGAATTCGCTGGTAGTAACCGGTTTAAACACATGATTACCGCGATGGCGCATATGAAATTTAATGCTGAAGGTGGTAGAGCAATATGGTTTAGTAAAAATCGTAGAGGTGGAGAAATGAATAAATTACATTTTAGCTTAGATCAAGCTAATCATGTTGGGTGGTTATTTACTGAGCCTTTAAATATGACAATATAACTAGTAGTTATTATTTACAATTAAAAATAGCTTGGCTTCGGTCAAGCTTTTTTTTATATTACATATGTATAATAAATATAGTTACAAACCAATAAAGATTATGGCCGAATTTAACATGCCTACTGAAACAGTAGATTTACCCTCACAAGGAATAGTATACCCCGAAGATAACCCATTATCTAGTGGAAAAGTAGAAATAAAATATATGACTGCTAGAGAAGAGGATATATTAACTAATCAATCTTTTATTGAGAAAGGTATAGTTATTGATAAACTTCTTAAAGCTTTAATTATTACTAAAATTAAATATGATGATTTAATAGCAGGAGATAAAAATGCTATTATGGTTGCTGCAAGAGTTTTAGGGTATGGTGGTGAATATGAATTTTTTTCAATAAATAAAACACATAAAATAGATTTAGCTGAAATTAATAACAAACCTTTACAAGAAAAATATTTTACTAAAGGAGTAAATGAATTTAAATTTACATTACCTTTTACAAAGTCAGAAATTACTTGGAAACTTTTAAATGGTCACGATGAAAAGAAAATAGATAATGAATTAGAGGGTTTAAAAAAATTATATAAAGATAATGTCCCAACACTTTCTACTCGTTTAAAATATATTATTACTTCTATTGATGAAGAAAGAGATAGAAAATTTATAAGAGATTATGTTGATAAAGCATTATTAGCTCGAGATGCCAAAGCTTTAAGAAAACATATATCAGAAATATCCCCAGACGTTGATCTGTCTTTTTTTCCCGAAGGAAGTCAATCCAGAAGATCCATCCCGATTAACATCAACTTTTTTTGGCCTGACGTCTAGTGAGGCAGCTAATGTAAGAGTTAGTTTATTTAAACAAATACATAATATTGTTTTCCATAGTAATGGAGGATATGATTGGCATACAATATATAATATGCCTATTTGGTTAAGGAAATTTACTTGGAAAGAATTAGATGATTACTATCAAGCATCCAATAAAAAAATGAAAGAAGCATCTGAAGGTAAAAAAGGCCAAACAAACTTAATAAATTCTGATGGATCAGTTAATGTTCCTGAATTTGCAAAACAATCCCAACCATATAAAGGTAAAACAAACTATAAATAGTAATATTTATAATAAAATAATTTATGGCTGACGGCAAGGAATTAAAAAATAATCTCTCCGAATCTAAAGAAATCTTATCGGGTCTTCGAGAAGAAGGCCAATTTCTACAAACTACATTTAAAGAAATAGTAGCATCTCTTAGAGATAGTGCTAAAAATAGTGAAGAATTTTCGGAAGCTATTAAATTAGCAGGTACTGACGCTAATTCATTAGCTGCTTCGGCTGCTAAATTAGCTGTTGTTAATAAAGATATTTTAAAAGATGAAAATGCAGCTAGGGCATTAGCAAAAGAAGTTCAAAGTATAAAACTTAAAAAGTTAAAGGTTGAACAGCAGATTAAATTATTTCAAGAAAAAGCTGCAAATGCAACTGGGAAAGAAGCCAAAAACATTCAAAAAACTTTAAAAAATTTATATGCAGCTTCAGAAGCAGCAGCAGCATTAGAAGGAAGTTTTGATGAAATTAATGCAGCTAATGCTGATTTAAACAAAAAGACTGCATTTTTTAAGGGAATGGAAGATACCCTTAAGACTATTCCAGGTATAGGCCCTGCAATCGCTGGACCCTTTGGTAAAGCAGCAAAAGCTGCTAGAGAAGCACGTGTAGAAGGTGGTGGTTTTGTGAAGGCAACAGCAGCTGCTGGAAATCAATTAATGGCTGCATTTGGTCCTGCAGCATTACTTGGTATGATTATAAAGGGTAATAAGGCTGCAACAGAGTTTAATAGAACTTTAGGTATGTCTAGAGATCAAGCCTTTGATATGAGAAAACAAATGGTTGAATTTTCTATGAGCTCTGACAGATCATATGCTTCAATATCAAAATTAAGAGCTGCCCAAGTAGGAATAACAGAAGCTTTAGGTATTTCAAATAAGCTTTCTAATGATGTATTAGAAGACCAGGTAATGCTAACTAAAAAGCTGGGTTTATCAACTGAAGAAGCAGCTGAATTTGCTAAAGTAACTACATTAACTGGTAAAAGTACTACTGATATAACAGAAGGTATACTCGATTCAGTAGCAGCTGAATCAAAGTTAACAGGAATAAGAGTTGATGGAAGAAAAGTTGTAAAAGAAGTATCTAAAATTAATGGTCAATTAGGTGCCCAATATGGGTTTAATACTAAAAGATTATCGGAAGCAGTAATAGCAGCTAACAAATTAGGAGTAACACTAAAAGAAGCTTCTGATATATCAAGAAACCTTTTAGATTTTAGTTCATCTATTGAGGCCGAAATGGAAGCTGAATTAATGACAGGTAAATCAATAAATCTTGAAACAGCAAGAAGATTAGCTTTAGAAGGAAAAAGTGCAGAAGCTTTAACTGAGATAGCTGAACAAATGGGAACGGCAGAAGAATTTTCTTCATTAAATGTTATTCAACAAGAATCCTTAGCTAAAGCAGCAGGAATGACTGCTGATCAATTAGCTAATATGTTAAGAGAAAGAGAAACTCTTAATATGATAGGTGCTGATTCTATAAAACAATTAGAAGAAGAAGGTAGACTAGAAGAATTAAAAACATCAGAAACTGGTAAACAAATGTTAGCCGCATATGAACAATCATCAGCAGCCGAAAAATTACAAGATACAATGACTAAATTAGGTGATTTATTAGGAGAAATGATGGATGGTGCGTTTGGAGATTTTATAACAGGTTTTGCTTCAATATTATCATCTTCAGAAGGTATTTATGCTACAATGGGTCTTTTAGGTACTTTAATGCTTGGAAATATAGCCAAAATGGTTATTGGAATGGGTACTCAGTTAGGTATTCAAAAATTATTAGTTCAATCTGCTAAAAAAGAAGCGGCAGCAGATGCTATTGGTGCAGCAGCAGAAGCTGGTAAGAGTGTTTCTAAAATTCCATATGTTGGTGGATTTATTGCAATTGGTTTAATGGCTGGGATAATAGGATTTTTATTAGGTAAATTATCAACAGCTGATGACCTTATGTCACCAGGTACAGGAATGGGTGGTGGATATGGAAATAGAATGCTATTAGGTCCCGAAGGAGCTTTTGCATTAAATAATAAGGATACAGTTTTAGCTGGTACTGACTTAGGTAGTGGTGGTGGTGGTGATAATACTGGTACTGGGGTTATGGCTAAAGCACTTGAAAATATAAGCTCTACCTTAACGGGAATGGCTAATAGACCAGAACCTGAAATTAATATAGATTCAGTAGATATGGGAACTGCTGTAGGTTTAAATGCATTTCCTATACAGTAACATATTTATAATAAAATAAATTTAATAACTTAAAATACAAATTATGGCTTTACTAAACAAATTTTTATTAGACGGTTCACAAGTAACTTTCTTAAAAGGACAAAAACCAACAGGACCTTTATCTCCTGGACCTGGTACTATTCCAATTAATAATACTTTTGAACAAGGAACTTATGAAGATTATCTTGTCAATATTTCTACAAGAATAACAGATAACACAGGTAACTAAAATTATTATATAGTTGCCTAGGTTACTTACAATAAGGACGGATCTTTCCGAATATAGAACTGCCCAATACGGCTATGATAGACGTGGAGCAGGCCCTCGTGATACTAATGCGAGTGGTCAACCCTATGAAGTAATTGAAATACGTCAAAGAAACTTTAATGAGACTGATTTTGATGCTTCAACACAATTAGAGGCAGGACAAGTAGAAGACTTTTTATTAAGAGGAGGGGCTTTATTACCTGAAATAGCTTTTAGAGATGTTTCTAGATTAACAAAAATGTTTACTGATTTAAAATCTCCTAATGGACTTTTATTTACAGCAAAACAAGAGGCACTATCGAGATCAGGTGTAAATGTTTTAGCAGGTACTAATAATGAAGATTTTCCAGATGGATCTAAAAATAATAGGGCATTTAATAATGGAATTTATTTACCAACTTCTACTATATTACAAGCAGCAGGGGTTGGAATTGGAACACATCTATTAAAACAGGGAATAGACCCAACAGCAGATACAGATGGTGATGGGGGCTTTTTTAACCTTTTAGGTTTTGATGATCCTTTATCAAACCCCCTTTATATAAATACTCTAGCATCAAAAGAAAGATTAGAAAACAAACCATCAAGTAGATTATTAGCTTTTACTTCTCTTAATGTAAATAGAAAAGATACAAACCCTGGCATTTTATATTCTTATAGTGGGGGACCTGGTTCTGTTTTAGGAGTAGGAGGTCGTACTAAAGTTAATATGCCAGGTGATGGAAGAACAGGAACTAATAACCCTCAATTAGATACTTCAGGATTTTATACTACTGGGGTTTCTAAAGTTAGTAATTTTGGATATGATTATAGTGTTTTTGGTAAAAAAACAATAACTAAAAGCTCAACAGATCTTGTAAATAATCTCCTTCCTTGGAATTTTAGAGGTGGTACTTATTTTGGTAAAACAAATAGTAATGTAAATAAAATAAAATCAGTTAGTAGGATTTATGAACAAATAACTGGTAATATTACATTATTTGAAATGTCTAATAATGGACAAGTTAAAGTTGATAATGGTGATATTAATGGTAGTTTAATTGCTGATGTAGGTTTATCAGTTTACCAACCAGAATCCTTTTTACCTAATCCTTCTGTAGGAAATCAACCAGGATTAACCTACGATGAAATAATAGCAGCAGGTGATAATACTGGTGCCGGGGCTAAAGGTGGTAATATTATTGATTTTAGAAAAAATGGATCTAAATTTAACCAATCTTACACTAATAGAGATAAAATATTAGTAGGTAGAACTAATATAGGAGACCCAGGTAGAGATGATAAATTAAATAAAACTTCTTTTTCATTTGCATCAAACTCATTAAATAATTTTAGTAGTGCTTTAGATAAAGTAAATGCTTATCCCCTTTATACTACCAATAATCCAACAGGTATAGGGTTAGTTCAAAATGCTACCTATGCAGGAAAACAAAAAGATTTATGTAAATTTAGAATTGGTGTTATTAATAATAATGATCCAAGTTTTACTACGTACATACATTTTAGAGCATTTATAGATAATATGAATGATAGTTATTCTGCTAAATGGAATGAAACAACTTATATGGGTAGGGCTGAAAGTTTTTATAATTATACTGGATTTTCAAGAGAATTTTCATTAGATTGGACAGTTGCAGCTCAATCTAGAGCAGAACTATTAATAATGTATAAAAAATTAAATTACTTAGCTTCAATTTGCGCCCCAGATTATTCTGAAAATGGATATATGAGAGGTAATTTAATTAAATTAACTATAGGAGATTATTTATTTGAACAAACAGGATTTATGAGTGGTATTAACTTTACACCACCAAAAGATTCTCCTTGGGAAATAGCTGTTAATGAAGAAGGTGAAGAAGATGGAAGTATTAAACAACTCCCATTTATAATGCAAGTAACTGGATTTAAGTTTACCCCAATCCATGAGTTTGTACCACAAATTCAAAAGAATAAATTTGGAAAAATATTTGATGAAAATAGCCAAGATAATGGAGATGCTCAAGCAGATGGAACTGAAAATGGCACACCAATTGAAGAAGCTATTTTAACTGGATATGGACCACAAAGGTATATAGCTTTAGGTGATAACAGAAATGGAGGAAGAAATAATTATGATAAAAGATCTACTGTTAGAGAAAAACCTGCGGCAGTTGGTTCTATACTTGAACCACAAACCATTGTTGATTTAACAGGCCAAAACTTACCTGGTGTTGAGGATCTAAGAATTCCTGTAGAAAAAATTTCTAATACTCCAATAGCAACTTCAGTTATAGATGAAGCCTTTGCAAGTGAAGATTAAATTAAAGAAAAATTAAATTATGGCAAGATATACTAATTTAGATAATTTATTCACAAAATCAGGAAAACCTTTTAAGGGTACGGTACGATATCCTCTAATATCAACATCTTTTAGTGATATTTATGTTTTTACTGATTCTGGAGATAGATATGATATATTAGCACAACAATATTATGGGGATCCTAGTTTATGGTGGGTAATAGTATCAGCTAATCCTCAATTGCCAAAAAATTCATATTATCCACCTGAAGGAACACAATTAAGAATTCCAACAAATTATGCGGGGACAGTAAGAAATTTTCAACTTATAAATAATTAAAAAGTTATGCTGGGGAATATAATAGGAGGAGGATTAGATCAAATAACATCATCCCAATTAAAAGTACGTCAAACAGTAGCAGCTGCAGGGTATGGAGATAACTATATCCAAAGAACCCCAGAAATAATAAATTATTTAAATAATCGTAATGCATGGATTAAATTTGCATCTGGGGTAAATATTGGAGGTCAATATGCATCAGAAAAAATAAAAAATATATTTGAAGATTCTGGTATTACTATTAATACTGATGATACATCAAAATTAGGCTTAAATGGTTCAAATTTAGCTCAACAATTTGTCTTATTTAATGGAACAAGTACTATAAACGCAGATAGTAATTGGGATTTTAGATCAGGAGTTGCAACATCAAATAATTATAGAGATACTTTTGGTGCTTCTGCTTTATATGGAGGAATAGGTCAGGATAGAGGATTACAACCGGGACCAGGTGTTAAAAATTTAAAAATTAAAACATTAAATAGGGGTTCTATTAGAAAAGCAACCATTACTATAAAATGTTATAATAAACTGCAGTTTAATATTATTGAAGCTTTATATCTTAGATTAGGTTATAATATGCTTGTTGAATGGGGTTATGACAAATATGTTGCTAGACTCCCCGACCTAGATAAAAACCCTCAAAATACAATAGATAATAATAATCCCTCATTTAGGTTAATTGAAGATGTAAAAGATACGTTAGTAGAAACTGGGTTTTTTCAAGCTGGATTTAAAAATGATGATGTTTATAGTAGCATTGAATCTTTAAGATCACAATATGCTGGGAATTATGATGGTTTTTATGGTAAAGTTCAAAATTTTTCGTGGAAAATTAACACAGATCTTACTTATGATATTACAATTGATTTAGTAACTATTGGTTCCTTAATAGCTTCTTTAAAATCAAATATCCCGGCAGCAATAAGCTCAGCTAATATAACTGATTTATCTCAAAATTTGGGTAATATAGTTGATTTAAATGAATATGAAGCATCAAAAAAACAAGAATATATAGACCAAGACGCAGCAAAATTTATCGCACCCGAAATTGGTACTGATGCTATTTCTATATATTTAAATAGTAAAAAAGTTAATTTTAATTCATTAAAAGATGAAGAAGATTACTTATATATAACAGAAATAATTGGGGGTAGTGGAGATGTTATTACTTCAAATAGTGCTGCAACAAACACTGCTATTCAAAATATAAGTAATAGATTATATGAAACTATTTCAACCGGATTTCAACAAGCAAGATTTAATTTAGAAAAAACAAAAACTAACCGTTATTTTATAAGGTTTGGTAGATTTTTAGATGATTATTTTGATCTTGTTAATCTTTACATAGTTAAAAATAATCAAAAAAGTGATAAAAACCAACCAATAATAAATTGGTTACAAACAGATGACACTTACTGTAATTATTCTGCGGATATGGTTCCTTTTGATCCAAGAGTTTTATATTTTAAACCCGTTTTTTCAGAAATTACAAAACAAAACTGTTTTACTTCAGGAGTTTCTTCAGCTGATAAATTAGCTAATTCTGCTGTAGCTGATTTTACTACTACAAAAAAGAATGTATTATTAGGGCAAGTAATGAATATGTATTTGAATATAGATTTTTTACTTAAAGAGTTAGGAAAAAATGTAGATAAAAAGGGAAATATATCAACTTTTATTTATATCCAAAATGTTCTAAATGGCATAAATAAAGCTATGGCAAACCAAACTCAATTAGAATTATTTGTTGATAACGATAAAGATGTAAAAATAATAGAATTAAATACACCTAAAGGAATAACAAAATTAACTCCAAAAAACGATTTTATATTTGAAGCTTATGGGTACGGCGTTAACAATAACCAGGCTAGTATTATTCAAAATTTTAATATAAAAACTAAAATAACCCCAGACCTTATTAATTTAATTTCAATTGGGGCAACATCTCCTGAATCTCAAACCAATGGGGTAAAAGCTTTATCATTTAATAATTTTAATAGAGGATTAATAAATAGATTTGAACCCTCATATGATCAACCCCCTATAGAAGTTGGACCAGTTTCTGTAGAAACAAAATTAGACACTCAAGAAAGTTCAATTTTAGCTGCGTTTAGGAACACATTTAAAAATGATATAGCAACAAGAAAATCAAACTCAAGCCATAGTAACTATGATAGAGGTATGGATTCTAATACAAATAAAACAAAAGGTAGATTTTATTGGGGATATACTTGGGGTGATGGAATGGTTGGAATAGCACAAGGTGGTAATTCGAGTGGTATTCCCCAATTTGATATTACTTGGGAATCTCCTAGTGGTGGAACATTAAAATTAGAATTTAAAGGAAATAATATACCTGGTGGTTATGCTATAGATGATAAAGGTTATAATAAATATTATTTACATTGGGGTAAAAATTTAAATAATGCTGAGTATTGGATTGGAGAATCAGCTGGAAGATGGAAAGGAGAAATTAAAGGAAAAATTTTAAAAGAAACTAAAAAATATTTAGCAAGTTTAGCTGGTACTGAAGTAAGATTTAATACAGACCCAGCTAATTATCAAGAATACTTAACAGAGGCTTTTGGAGGAGATTTTAATTATAATATTGACACTGCTGATACATCTCAAGGAGATGTACAAAATGTTGCAGTTGTCGAACAAAGACAGGTATCTATATCTAATGCTAAATGGTTTGAAATTAACCCAAGTTTTATAAATCAAGGGATATCTTTATATAAATTAAATAGAGCAGAACAAGATGTAGTTGATTATAAAAAAAATGGAGTAGTATCTAATTCTACTGGTTTTATACCTATTGAATCTAGTTTTGATTTAGATGGTATTTCTACTTTTAAAATATTTCAAAAAATTAATGTAAGTCAAAACTTTTTACCAAATAATTATCCTAGTACTTTAAGTTTTATTATTAAAAATATTGACCATACGTTAAAAGATAATGCTTGGACTACATCTTTAACAACAGTATCAATTCCTATTCAAGAAAAAGAATCCAACATAAAATCAAGTGATTTAAATCAAAAACCATGGCCACAGGGTAACACAAAACAAGAAATTAGTAAAGAGGGTTGTAGTTATCCCCCAGCACCAGGTTTTCCAACAGTTGCTTTTGATGACCCTTCAATTTCACTTATAAACCCTTGTTCTAATACAGGTTTAGTTATTAAAAACAGCGTACAACCTAATAAAAAAATAATTGTAATTCATCATACTGCAAGTAATGGTAGTAGTGCTGATTATGTTCGTGGTTGGATTAGAAAAACTTATGCAATTGCAACTCATTTTATAATAGAAAGAAATCCTAATGCAGGTAAAAATGGAGCAGTTAGATTATTTGAAGATAAATATTGGAGTAACCATATTGGAAAAACTCCTGGAGAATCTGCGGCAACTGGAGACCCTGATCAGCAAGAACCATATATGTTATCTATTGAAATTGATAGTTATGGTTATTTAACAAAAACTTCAACTGGGTATAAACAGGGATCTAAAAAATGGAAAAATAATGAAATAGCTGTTGCTAGGCCCGTAAGATATAAAAAAAATACAACGAATCTTGATAAATTATTACGACAAGCAGAAACAAACATAGTAAAAGCTTGGCAAATATTCTGGACCAATTATGCAAGCGAAGGAAATAAATTTCCTAGTAGCATTTCAGATTTTACAATAGGAAAAAATGGTGAACCTTACATAAAAGGTTTAGGTTTTCCTTTTAAGTATAATCATTTAGGTTATAAAAAAAATACCCTTGTAAGTTTAGGATACGTTAAAAATGTTTTATTTGGAACTTCTACTAATTCAACAACAGCATGGATTAATAATTCAGCCTCTCCTTATGATATAAATATGTTTAAAGGTAAAAATAAAAATGTTTATCGTTTTGGTATAAATTTAGATCAAAAAGTTTTTGGTATAGATAGGATAAATTACTCTAAACCTGATCAATTCTTTAGTCAATATAATAATAGAAATAAAAAGAATTTCATAATTAAAACATATGATTTTAATGGGCAAAAATATAAAATGGATGGATTTTCTGCTTGGATAGTTTTTGCATCTGCTTATGCTATTTTAAAGGATATTCAAAAAGGTAAAGATTATCATAAAGGAATTAATAGATATATTAAAGAAGAGGATTATAATAAACTTTTAAATTCTTCGTCTAGTTGGCAAGTAATTACTTATAAACAATATAGTTATTTTCAAAAATATACTAGTAAACAAGTAAAAGCGACGTGTGATGTTGTTAAAGATTGGGCAATAAAATATAAAATTCCTGTATGTCCTATTAAATATGGCACAAAAGTATGGGATGATTGGTATCAAACATTTTTTGGGTGTGATTTAAATGGTAAGGCAAAAGTTGATTATTCAGCCTTTAGATCTGATTCTCAAATGGCTAAAGCTTGTTATACACATAATACTTATAAATCAACAAAAGTAGATATTTTCCCTCAAAAAGAATTAATAGAAGGTCTACGAAGAGTTGCTGTAAAAATAAATACAATGGGAATTATATACCCCGGAGATAAAAATTTATCAGGTTAATAGTTTTTTTAATTTAAAATATTTATAATAAAATGTATTTCCCACCTTCTCAAATTCAAACTAATTTATATACTAAAGGAACAGAATTGGCTGATGCTATTACTAATAAGCCTTATATAGGATATTATTTTATGTCATCAGATGGAAGAAAATTTACAGGAAAAAACCCTAATGTTAAACCTTCAAAAGAATTATTTAGTATAACCCCGTCTTCTAATAAAGACGTAGAAGGTTTAGAGCCTGGGGCATTAAATCCAACTACTAATAATTATGATTTACCTCCAATTTATGTTGAAAAAAATGTATTAGGTATTGGTAGTCGATCAACACCACCTCAAAACCCAACACAAATTTTCCCAATTCCCTCTGAAAATAATTATAAGTTAGGTGAATTTCAAAGATATTTTTGTAAAAGATATTCAAGTCCTTTGTATGTTGAAGTAAATTTAAAACAATTTAGAAAATTTAGAGATCAAATCCAAGATGTTAATTTTAGAAAATATTTTACATTTCAAATTCCTTGGATTATAACTGGTGTAAAAAGTAAAGTAGAAGATATTAATAAAAAAACTATTGAAAGAATAGAATCTCAGTATAAAATATCAGGTTTTAAATCCTATTTTAGAAAAAAATACGATCAATATTTTAGATATACACCAGGTGAAAATTTAAAAACTGATGGTACAGAATTTATAATCGAAAAAACAGGTAGAAGATATAGAGGACTTTACCATATCCACCCAGATAAAGGTCCTATGGTAGGAGCACAGCATGTTTCTACACCTCATAATTATTTACTTCCAATTAGTGGGTCTACTAATCAAGAAACCAAATCTAAAGCAATATCTAGAACAAATACCATAAGAAGTGAAGGATATAGTGGCGGGTACTAAATAATTTCGTATATTAGGGATTAAAATAAGGTTATATGTACTGGCTTGTAGAAAACGAGGAACAGTTAAATGTTTTAATAAATAGTGGTTATAAAAAGGCTTTCATTGAGGTAATACCTTATAATG